TCGCCGCGTGTGGCTTTGGTTTTTGCCTTATCAAGACAGCAGTGTTCAAATGTATGCTTAAAAGATATAAAAGCCTTTTTGAGCCTAAATGGGGCCTTGGTGAAGATGCTGCGTTTTGTGTCCGGGCCCAAAAGTGCGGGTATGAAGTATATTGTGATCGTGATGTTAAAATTGGCCACGTCGGGCAAAAAATATATTGACTCAGGCAGCAAAAAGCCTTATAATATAATTACAAACTAGTTTGAGTGGTTTCCACGAAAAAGGTCGTCGTGATCGTCCGAAGGTGTGACGGTTCCGGCCTTTTTTATTTGCCAAAAAGAAAGAGCCCCCGGCCGGCCATGACTCCGACTAGGGGCAACACACAAAAACATATATATTATATCAATATGCTTCCTGCGATTCAAGTAAAAGATCCTGCATAAACTCTTTGTATGCTTCCTTGATCTCCTTTAGGGAGGCCGTGATGATCGCCGGGCCTTCCTTGTCGTACATCTTCGCGAATATATCAACGTCTGCCTGTCCGTGATAAGTTTCAAGTGCTGTTTTATTCATACTTTGTCCCTCCTGTACTGTCTATCGGTTATATGCTAACGGGTATTTATTAAAATCTAAGTATTCCGGGAAAACAGCCGACGGTATAAAGCGGCGCAAATCTCCGGATTTCCACGCCTTGTCTAGTTCGGAACCCTTCTTTGCTGCTGCGCGTGCGGCATTATCAAAAGCATCGTGCAGTCCCATGTGATAGCGCGTTATATTCTCCGCTGTGATCTGCTTTACCTCATCCGGGACCGACAGCGCAATGCGGCTATAAAGGATCTCGTCAACCTCTTTCATGTAGGCGCGGGCCTTTTTTGCTATGTCTGTTTTGCTGCCGCCTATTGTATAACCTACCTGCTCGCCGGTGTCGCAAACATAACGGCGGGCCGCTTCTTTGCACTGCTGCATAACTTGATGTGTCATACCCTGCGGGTGATCGATTCGGCATGATACACGGCCGGCTCGTACTGTCTTTTGATCTTCAATTCTCCACACGATGTAGTAAAATGTTGCGGTTTTCTTCATGGTTTTATACCTCCTGAGTAAATAATAAATAGTCGTTGAAACTGTAAACCGGGAACAATAGGCTTGTTGCGTACTCGCTGTTAAAAAAGAACCTCGTATTGTGTGCCGGGCATTTCGATCTTTAACTCTCCCCATGACTCGGCCTCGTGGTGGTACGCCTTCTCATAAAGCTGGATTGTTAAGCGATCAAGATACATTTGCATTTTATACATATACGGCTCGTACTCTGTTTGATACATTGCAGAACTAAAGAACTGTGAAAGCTCCGCGACGGCCTGTTGTAAAACCTTGCCACCGTTATAGACAAGCTGGTGTCCGATCTTCCTGCACTCGTTAAATTCCTTCTCATAGGTGTTGGAGTCGGTCTCGGCGTACTCGTCGTCGTACTGTCCTTTTACTGATAAAGCGTTCATTGTGTAGAACTCGGAAAAATGCCTTTTATAATCCTCGTCGATACTGTTGCGGCGAGTCTCCTGATCGTACATCCAAAAGTCCCGCATCTCGTCTGCGATCCCGGTGATGATTCCGGCTGCCTTCATATACTCCTTCTTGCTGATAACAAAACTTGACATGTGTGTCCTCTCTTTCTCCTCGTCCTGCCGTTAGGTCAGCGTTATCATTTTATGTATCTTAAAATATGCACTCTGTAATTTTAGTTACCTTGAAACCTTTTTCTTGCATTTCCTTTTGTTTTGCTTCAACCTTTTCCTTGCTTGTGTTCTCAAAGTAATTCATGATAGGATTGCCTGTCCTTTTACTGATTTCTCCTGTTTCCCAGCCTACTGAATATCCATTTCTTGTTGGCAGTGTTATCATAATGTTCTCTCCTTCTCCCCCGGATATACCGCCGGGGGCCGGTGTTCTTTCAAATAATTTCGTCGATGTCGATTGTGCCGTCTTCAACTGCATCGAGTAGAAAAGAAATAATTGTGCTGTCGCTTGTGTCCTTTTCTTCTTCCAGCTTTTCAAGCAATGCGGCGTTGTCGTCTGTAATGTAAATTTTGATGGTTTGCATGTTGTTTCCACCTTTGGTGTAATAGCGTTATTTCATCTGATGTCGTTATAGTACCATAGCGTTATTACATTGTCAATCCCTTTTTGAAAAAAATTTTTTCTTATGCTGCCTTTATGAGTTAGCTATGCAGTCAAGCATTGAAAAAGCCCACTGGATCAAGTCGGCGGCCTTTTCCGGCGTTGCCTGATCATTGTCAAATACTTTTATAATGTGGCGGTCGTAAACGTCATATTCAATTGTTCCGGCGTATTCGTCATAATGGATGTTTTCAAAAGGTCCGCGGCCGGTTAACTTTAATATGTCGCAAAAAGCCTCGTAAACGTTGCCGGGATTCGTGTATATCTGCTCGTGTTCTTTTCTGATGATCTTTGTCATGCTTTGCCTCCTTATCTCCGGGCCGGCAGTAACGCCGGCGCCGGGTGTATTTATTTATGCTGCTTTTTTGATTTGTTTCCCGTACTCGGCCGGGTTGATCTTTTCTATTGATAACTTTTCAAGGTCTATCACATAATATGTGGCCGGCTCCTGCGTGTGGTAGTATTCGTAAACCGTCGCCGCAAATGTATATGTTTCGATCTCCTTCAATGTATAAAGGTATGTCCCGCATCTTCTAACAATAAGGATCATTTTTTTGTCGTCCCGGTCGCGGCTCCCTTTGAGCTTCATATACTTAGGCCGGTCGTAGTTTTTCCAGTCGGTGTAATAGTTTTCAACAGTCCTTCTGACGGTCCTCTCAATCCTTGCGTCTAATTCATCAATGCTTTTATATCTTGTCATGGTTTTTATCTCCTTCTTTAAAGGTCCCGGCCCGGAGGCCGGGGCTTTATGATCTTATTGTGCTGCTGCTAGTTCCTTGTATTGTGATGCTGTTCTTTCCGTAAACCTTTGTGATCCGTACATTTCGCGGATGGTCTGAAGATCGACCGTCTTCTTTGAGTGCTTGCGGTACGGTTCAAAGTGTAAATACCATGCCTCTTTGTTCTTGCTCCATCTAAAGTTCAGTTCCTTCAAAAGATCCCTATGTTCTCTTGTGTTACCTGTTACCCATAACCACGAGCCACAAAGTTCAATGATCAGGCCGGGCGCTTTCAAAAGTGCGTTGATAATGCTTGCGAACTGCTCCGGGGTTTCGGTTGTTTCCTTTTCGTATGTCTCGCCGTCCTTGTTTACATGGATGTTTTTACAGCGGTTAAAAGCTTCGTTATACTGGCGCTGCATTTCCTGAAAATCCGCCGTCGTGTTCTTTCCGGGGTTGCAGTCGGGATGCAGTTCCCTTGCAAGTCTCTTATAGATCTGTTTTACGTCTTCAAGTGTGATCGCTTCTTCAAAATAGTTTTTGTTCATGGTTGTTTCCTCCTGTTTGTGTGTTTTCTTTCCGGCCGATGTAATAGCGTTATTGTTTCGACCTGAGCACACTATACCATAGCGCTATTACACAAGTCAAGCACTTTTTGCGATCTTTTTTCGATTTGTGCAACTTGTACCATAACGCTATGCTTTTTTGTGCACGTTGTACAATAGCGCTATTATATATAATATGATAGTATTTATCTATGGCAAAAAGTACGCAAGCAAGGATCGACGCAAACCGTCGATATTCAGAAAAGACATATAAAAGAGTCTCTGTATATATCAAAAAAGAAGATGTCCCGCTGATCGATCGGGCCCGGGGTGAAAAATCACTAAATGGATATATTACCGAGGCATTATATGAGAAAATAGAACGGGAGGCCGGAGGCGGCTGATCTTCTTATAATAGGTTGTAATGTATGGCGCTAGTTATGGCATAAAAGCCGGCCGGAAAACTAGCGCTTTTTTATTTGTCCGGGAGGCAGCATGAAAAGAGAAAAGAACCAAAAGAGAAAAGAACAAATAATTGATAATAAAGATATAACTCCTGATGATCTCAACGCCGGCGGCGGGGCCCCGGAAAAATCACGCTATCAACAAATAATGGATGGCGATGCTACTCCTGAAGGTAGTGAAAAGGGCTGGCAGAATTTACAGCCGGAAAAATATAACTTTGCAGCAATGGAACCTGGAAAGCTAAAAGAGATATCGAGAAAAGGCGCGGCGGCCGTCAATAGATTACATGGTGAGAAAAGGACCGCGCGCGAAGCGCTAGAAAAGATCCTGACGTTAAAAGCAACCGATGATATTATTGCAGGCGCTGACCTTGATCCGGCCTTTATTGATCGCATTAAAAGAGACAATCCCGACTTGACTATATATGACTTGATACAATTAGTCGCCGCAGGGCGCGCCGTAGGCGGGAATTTGAAGGCTTATGAGCTAATTCGTGATACATATGGAGATAAGCCGGTTGATAAAATGCAGATCGACGGCGCCGCGATAATGACTGATGCAGATCGGGCCTTACTTGAAAAGGTAGCCGGAAGACTGGAAGATCCTGAATTGATCATAGTAAAAGACGATACCGGCTCGGATTAAGCATATAACAACATCTATTCGCTAAAGTAATCTTTCGCGAACACTTAAAACGATGATCTCAAATACCGATAAACCCAGTAAACACAAGGGTTTGAAGGGTGTTAGCTAATGATAACAAGATCGGAAAACGGGATCACGGCCGGAAGATATAGCAATATTTGATAGTGCATGATGATCTATTGATATTTTTTCAAGCCTGATCTTATAGGGTTGTCGCTGATCTACCCGGGCCCCGATCTACCTACCCCCCGGCGTGGGAACGAGACGCGGCGGCGGAGGGAACCCCCGTCCCACTACCAAATTTTACAAAAAATAGAAGGTGTAAACACTATGACAGACCGAACATCAGTATTAGGAATAAGGCTAGAGAATGAGGATAAAGAAGAACTAGGAAAGTATCTGAATAGAGAAAGTGTGGAGGCTATGCTGCGTCAGATAAGAAGGAAAGAGATCGAGATAACGAAAAAGGGTGTAATTTTCATAAAAAATAGCAAGAATTAGGAATAAGGTATCGAAAAATACGGGGGTTATACCGAAAAATTGCTATTTAAGTCAAAAATCTACAAAAATTTTTCGCTAACGCGAAGGAGAACAGGATGAAAATAGCCGACGAAAAATCAGATGCAATAGAGCTGATGAAGGACATAAAAGAGGAAATGAACAAGGTCCGGGAACTATTAGCGGAATTAGAATACCTTGTTTATGAAAAAGACGAGAGAGTGGAGATTAAATTCTTTGACAACGCGGGACATTCTGTACTCGAAGGGCGCGAATGACGAGTGCTATACACCGGACTATGGTGTAAGGCCCATCATAAAGTACCTACCGAGAGACAAAATAATATGGTGTCCGTTCGATACAGAGAGATCGGAGTTTTACAGGCAGCTTGTAGAAAATGGTTTTGAGGTAGTCCGGTCGCACATATCAGAAGGCAAAGACTTTTACGAGTATGAGCCGGAGAAATGGGACATTATAGTATCGAATCCGCCGTTTACGAACAAGAGGAAGATATTTGAACGAGCATTATCATTTGATAAACCGTTCGCCTTGATTATGAGTAACACTTGGCTAAACGATGCTGCACCCAAACAGATATTTAAGGACAAGGATCTTCAACTACTGATGTTCTGCGAGAGAATGAAATTTATAAACAATGGAGCAGTCGAGAATAAGATCACGTTTAGCAGTAGTTATTTTTGCTACAAGTTGTTACCAAAACAGATCATAATGGAGAGTTTGAAGGGGGAGTAAATGACAAGGGACGAAGCAAAAAGGGAGTTAAGGCCACTAAAAGAAATGGATAACGACATACGGGCGGTCGAGGAAGAAATAGAACGTCTGATGGCGATAGCAACGAAAATGACTCCTGTTTACGACACGGACAAGGTAAACAATTCGTTTCATAACAAGATCGAGGACGCTTTGATCCGGGTGGAGGAATACCGAACGAAACTCACAAGACTTGTTTTGAAGAATTTGGACTACAAGAACAAGTGTCTGAACAAGGTTAGTCGGATAAGTCCGGCGTCACTGCAAAAATTCCTAGTGTATTACTACTTTCAGAACATGACACTAGAGCAGATGGCGGAGAAGATAGGACATTCTTCGAGATACACATACACGATGTACGAGGCAGCACTTGATGAATATAGCAAAATTAGTTGATTTGGATCATGTTTTTGCAAGATTTTTACTGATATTATGTTATCGGTTAAGTGACAGGATGTGCTTCTCCTTAATTAAGGGCTGTTTCGGGAAAGGAACGGCCTTTTTATTATGACAGCAAGTGAATTACGCGAAAAAGAATACGATCATTGCCGGGCGAACCTACTTTATTTCGTAAAGAATTACGGGCATATAGAGGATAAGGACGCCGAGACTTTAATACAACCGTTTGAGTTGTGGCCGGAACAGGAGAAGGCTTTAACACAATTCAGGGATAACAAGCTAAACGTGATCTTAAAAGCCCGTCAGTTGGGTATCACATGGCTTGTTCTTCATTATGCACTTTGGAAAATGATAAATCCGGGAAGGACCGTTATCGGGCTTTCGAGAACAGAGGACGAGGCGCAAGAGCTAGTCAGACGTATGTCTGTGATTTTAGATAACATGCGAGAGCTATTCGCTCCTAAAAACGACCAGCCGATAAATTGGGTGAACGCCACATGGGATAATACCTCCCTTATTCTTACAATTCACTTCCCCTCACTCCCCGATTCTGTATTCAAGTGTTTCCCGAGTTCACCCAACGCGGCAAGATCGTTTACGGCGGATTTAATAATATTTGATGAATGGGCTTTCCAGCAATTCGCAGAGGATATATGGAAGGCCGGTTTTCCGACTATCAATAGACCTAGTGGCGGTCAAGTAGTCGGATTATCCACTATTGAACGTGGGTCGTTCTTTGAAAAGGTTTTTACTGATCCTGATAACGGGTTCAATAAAATATTTATACCGTGGAGTGCAGATCCTAGGCGTGATAAAGCGTGGTATGAAAACACAAAACGCACAATGGGCGACATGATAACGCAAGAGTACCCCGCTACGGTCGAAGAAGCACTCACTGTTCCGGGCGGTTCATTCTTCCCGGAGGTCAAACGCGAAACACATATTGTAAAAGACGAGCTTGAAGGCAAACTAACAAGATATGTCGCCCTTGATTATGGTTTAGATATGCTCTCGGCCCACTGGATTCAGGTCGATACAAAGGGCAATGCGCAAGTATATAGGGAATATGACGCTCCGAACAAGACAATAGGTGAAGCATGCGACACTTTGTTGTCAATAACTGGTGATGAAAAGATCCAGCACTGGTTAGCACCTTCCGATTTGTGGTCAAGAGATCAGGTTACGGGTAAATCTAGGGCCGTTTTGTTCGCGGAAAACAGAATTACGCTGACAAAAACGAGTAGAGACTTTCCGGCGGGCTGTGCTTCCATGAAAGAATGGTTGAAAGTCGTCGATGAACACCCTAAATTGACGATTTTGGACGGATGCGCACCGAATTTATACCGATGT